AGCAGGAAAAGGTTATAGAAGAATACGTAGGCAACGCCAACCTCAAATATTATATCATACCCCAATACCATAAACGTATCCCAATTATTCACGGGCTTTATGGTGTATTCTTGAAGGGACGACTCTTCCAATAGGTTAATCGTATCTAAACAATACAGGGGATTTCTAACATGGATCTCAATCGTCCGAAACCCCTTATACCACGAAAAAAATGTCCACACAGAACAAATATATATCATGGCGAAAAACATGGACAATTGTCGTTGCAGATGTGTGGGATATTGGTAAAGCATCATCATATTGTATACTGTGACAGAACCTATACCCAAGAGAGAACCAGATGTATTTACCTGTCGTTTTGATGCGACCGCGGTCGTGTTCACATTCACAGTTCGCGATAAAACGTTGATAACAACGAACAAGATAAACACATGAAGGTGTACGAGAGAACCTATGTGGTACAGCCGATCCCCGTAATATAATCCAACCGTTGTGATAACCCCGCCTTCTTGGATCCCTTGTAAAAGGGTTCCTACGGGTCGAGGTAGTTGGTACTTGTATCCCGATGCATATATGAACATCGGTTTTATCAGCCGTGTGCTGTTCATATGCATACACATCTCAACCATGGTCCAAATAATAGACGATCCGGCCATGATAGTAAGACAATCGGATGACGAATTGTTTGAAATATAATCATCAATGCACAGGATGCATGCGAAAACTCCATATAATAATTTAGTGTTCCCATTTGTAGCGAAATCTCCGATGCGTATGATATGATATTTATTTTGAATAAGGTCCATTGTTTATACACTACTGTATATCAAGAGTATATAATTTATGTGGTAACGGTTTTTAATCATATCATAGTACATACAACGAGTCTTCAATAATAGACACAGGTCCGTATAATGAGTCTCCAAGAACATACATCTCACCATACGAAGGCCATAGCATCGTCTAAAAAATATACCAACATTGAAGACAAAGACGTGCAGAAGATCCGCGATGATCAGATTGCAGATCTTGAAAATAAACGTACGATTCTACAGTTGAGTGAGATGTTCCCCCCCAACACTCCCAAATACCTATTTGGAATTACCTTGTATGTTGTTGTATTCGTACTCATTATTCCGTATATGATTATGCGTTCGGGTAGGGACGAGCTCCTCCTCGCCTATGTCCCCAATGTGGATATGATTGCAACCGTCTTGGGTTACCACGGGGGTCCTACTGTATTCGGGGTGAATGACATGTGGTTGCTCCTATACAACCCCAGCAACTTCTCCCTTCTTGGCTTTCTCAGTGCCAATATGATGAACTACTTCGCGCTCCTCGGTGCCACTTTCCTCGTGGCACACACGACATACAAGACGCGCAGTTGGAAGATCGGGTGGTCTGCAGCGTTCATATTCCTGATCATCACTTATCTCGCACCAGGAAACATCATCGTCATTATGCAAGAGAAACTGGGTGTATATTTAGAGAAAAGTGCTGGATTTGGAGAAAAGACAAACTCTCATTATGTGGTGGTTGTTGGGTTCGGGTTGTTACTGGTCGCTGCTATTATTCTTTTTGAGGCTATGGTCATTCGCGTATCAAAGCCGTATATTCTCAAGCTCATTAATGCGATGAATATTCGCGTCGGCTAAAACAGTGTGATAGCAATATCATCATATGCAGTACAATGTAATGTATATGATAGTTAGTAATAATAGTTCATCTACTTGTTTCGTTTGAACTCCGTCCATGACACGTTGTTCGTGGGCGAAGCAGGACGTTCATCTGTTGCGTGTTCGGCGTCCAGTTTGTCTCCCTTCTTCAGAGCACTATCAATGTAGATCTCCTTCAATATGGTACCCACGATGAAGGAACCTTCGTGTTGGTCTACCTCACCGTTCTCGATGCGCTGGAGCACGTTGAGGAATTTGTTTAGCAAAGACAAATCAATCTCATCATTCTTCACCTTATTATAGATGTCAGTGTAGTAGGTGTGTAGGAAGTTGCACTCCTGAACTCCGTTCGCATGGATAGCATCCTTGTCGCCTGCGAATCGCGCCTTGACCTGCTGCAGTGCGCGAATATCGGCGGCGAGCTGAGAGCTATGTTTCAACTTCCGAATGAGGCTTGTCTGGTCTTCTACATTGTTTTCAGTGATCATCTTTTGTAGCTGGAGGCGTGCATCATCGTTCATCTTTGCCATGACTGGTATATGTATACATGATACTCCGTCACTATATTTATACTGTTTGACCATTTTCAGAGAAAAATAAATAGTAGCCACGTACTGTATACATATCATGGCGGACGAAGGCAACCCGAACGGACCAGGAGTCCAAGGACAACAATCTGCACCAATGATCCATGGAGGTGATCCGCAGACCAATGCATATAACGAAGGACTAGCGAATAGTAACGCACAGAACGAACAGAACAATGCGACGACGGGGGGGCGCAGACGCGCTTCGTCTCGTCGCGCGCGCCGAAGCAGGAAGAGTAGAAAAAGCAGGAAGATCAACAAGAGTCGTCGTGCCAGAAAAGGAAAGAAAAGCCGTCGTGCCAGAAAAGGAAAGAAGGGTAACAAGAAGAGTCGTCATACCCGAAGAAGTAAGAAGCACTATAAGAGACGGAATATGCGTGGCGGAACATGTCCAGAGGGATTTGTTGAAGCGGTAGATCTTGCCTCAATTGCACCCGATCGCAGCGGTGGCACACAGACGATAGCTCATCAGTCGGGAGCTGCACAACTGACGACCATGCAGGGAACAACCGATTCTACATATGATAATGCGGTCGCAGAACCACCTACAAATGTAGCATAATGGTATTATAAAAAAATTATTTTATCAATAATATATATATAATATAATGCACATTAATGTTCATATTGCATTTTACTTACTAATTTTAGAAATAGTGTTGCATTTTTACAAAAAGACGGTAACGTGTCCCGTTGAACAAAAACGAATAATCAACTTGATGTTGGTAATCAATGTATACATGATTTATGTATTATTGTCACTGTATGGTAAAACAAAAAACATATTGTATTTGTTACCATTATTATTATATGCGTTTAACTATTTCTACTTTGGTCATCGCCATGATTCAAAATCTGGTGAAATGTGGATATTGATGGGTGGCATAACATTAGGAATGTTGGCAAACATTGTTTTTGAAAGAAAATGATTTATATTCTGGTTAATTTAAGTCAGGGTTTTGTTCCATTTTACACCATTGAAGATTTAAATCCGCATGTCTAAGGCGTACTATTTATTTCTTTCAATGTAACCGTTACCGATAAATGAATTAAAACGTGCATCCATCCACCAAAGGTGGATGTGCGGATTTAAATCTTCATCGCTGTAAATCTTCAAAGGTGTGTTTGAAGTGGTGTAAATATCCGAAACAAATATGTTTTCGTAGTATACGTACAGTAAGTAGTCCGCAACAATATGCCAAAAGGAAGTGATTGGTTTAACTTTGTATATGTGAATATGGCTTATTTAGCGCTCATTTTTGTGATATCCATCTTCCTCCGTATCCAGGAGATCCGCAAGAACTGGCCGAAGTACAGATGCAATCCAGTGTACATGCCACTCGCCGACGATATGGGTAAGAACTTCGCATTCTGTGTGCAGAATATGCAGTCGAACTACATGGGATATCTCCTACAACCCATATGGTATCTACTCAGTTCGATGCAGAACATGGCAACTACCACCATGGGTAGCCTACAGGACTTCCGTAAGATGATCGCATTCATTCGCAGCTCTTTTGGGGACATACTGGGATCTATCATGGGTATTTTTGTGAATCTCGTAATCCAGTTCCAAAAAATCATCCTCGCCATCAAAGATAGTATCGCCAAAATCGCTGGCGTGCTCGTCACATTCATGTACACCATGGATGGTACGCGCATGACCCTGGGAAGTATCTGGAGTGGTCCCCCAGGACAGATGACGCGAGCACTATGCTTTTGTCCCAACACACTCGTCGTTCTACAGGATGGAACCCGATTACCAATGAAAGAGGTGGATTTAGGACACGTGTTATATGACGGGAGCAATGTTATAGGCACGATGCGTATCGCAAACGAGAACGAGGAAGCGTTGTACCAGGTTCCAACTATTGCTACTGCAACAACAGAAACGGCACCCACACATGTGCTTGTCACTGGTGCCCATTACCTGCGCAATGAGGTAACGGGTAAATATGTAAGAGTGCGCGACCATCCCGACGCCATATTAACCAATATAACCATACCTGTGTTCGCATGTCTTATCACAGACGATCACCACATACATATTGATGGTTTGAACTTTTGGGATTGGGACGATGATATGATTCCCGATAACCTGCGATGATTTTAGGTGGTAGAAGTAGGTTAGCAACTCGTGAATATTATCCATGTAGAGTACATGGATAACATGCAACAAAGTATAGACACCGTGAACAAGGTGTACAACAAAGCTGGATACTTTGATCTGTACGGCGGATCGGTCGTGTTCTGCATATTTCTGATCCTGTCCTTGGCGATATTCCACATATACCAGAGAATGATGTTGAAGGCTGAACCGATCCGCCGCAACTGGGCAGCAAACCGTTGTAAGCCTACTGTCATCCCATTCGCGGGCAACATCATGCGACCCAAAAATATGAGCTGGATTGATTTCACAGGTAAGAACTTTAACGCATGCATGAACACTACATTGGAGAAGATAATGGGATACTTTGTCCAACCTATCCAGACTGTGATGCAACCCATCATGAATCTATGGAAAATGATGATCGGTATTTTGCAGGAGATACGAAAGATGTTCACCTACATTCGCGCCCAGCTTGCCAACATATTTAAGGATCTATTCACACGCATCGAGAATATCATGCCACCGATGCAGCGGATGATTGTGACGCTCAAGGACATGCTCGCCAAGATACAGGGAGTGTTTAAGAGTGGTATCTACATGATTGTTGGCGCCTACTACGCGATGATGTCCTTCTTCGGGGTAGTACTGACCATGGTCATCATACTTCTAATCGCTCTATCCGTGCTCATTATCATGCTATGGTTCTGGCCATGGTTCTGGGGGATCGCTGCAATAATGACAGTGACGTACATGTCCATCATGATCCCCCTACTCATCATGGTGGTATTCTTCAAAGATTACTTTGGTGTACAATCGCCCCTATCGCTCCCATCGGCACCATCGAAACCGTCTTGCTTCGGTCCCGACACACCTATTCGGACCCTTGTACCTGGACCCGATAAAGGACAAGTACTTGTCCGACCCATATGCGAGATCACTCCTGGCGACGAACTAGAGAACGGGGACGTGGTCACTGCGACATTGTGTCTGGCCACAGAGGGGAACGACGTGTACGATTTGCACGGAATATTTGTAACTGGCGACCATCACGTAATACACAATGATACATGGTTGAAAGTGAAGGATCATCCCGACGCACTTCTCCGGTCCGACTACTCCGATCCATATGTTTACTGCTTGAATGTGTCATCAAAACGCATGATGGTGGGAACCGATGTGTTCGCTGACTGGGATGAGCTCCATGAGTCTGGTATGATTGACGATTTCCTCTCCAATGCGACCTATGTGTCCTCTGGGATAAGATGGTTCAAGTTCAACAATGACAATCATATCAACATCCATCGTCAGTTTGATGGTGGTCTAGTTGGAAAAACCCCCGTCGCGTTTCCCAACTGGGTAATTAAAAACATCAACAACGTCGTGGTGGGCGACGTGCTCGCCAACGGTGCGCGCGTCACGGGTATCGTATCCATCATGGGTTCTGATCTGGGTCAGACAACATGTGATATAGCCCCCTATTGTTTAGGAAAACGCATGGGTACTACATACAATTCGGTATTACATGGTGGTCCGAACAACGTCTTCATAGGAAACGCACACAAGATGCAATCCACGCTCTCCATCAAAGACAATATGAAACGCACAGAATCTACTCAACGCGTTCTGTTTCATCTCATCACCGATTTGGAGACGTTCCCTCTGGGCAACGGTTGTGTCATGTGTGATTACTCTAGCTGCGTGGACTTCTTTAACAATAGTTCAGTGCGTGAAAAAAAATAACAACGTACCATATACTATACAGTCTATCACTCCATAACGATGGAGTCCAAGATAAGCGAACTGGTCAGCAATATATTCTCCTTTACCGCATTGAAAATCGTGATAGGTATCGCGATCGCATGGGTCATCGCAGGCATGACTCTGTGCTCATGTTGTAAATATACCATAGCAGATATGATGCGACTAGCTAGTCATTTCGCCTACAATATTGTATCGGGTAACGATGAGGTGTCTATCGAGATCACCGATATCCGCAAGAAGACATGTGAATGCAAGTCGCCATGGTACTCACCATGCGTTATCTGGGGCAGCAAGTCCGCCAAAGAGAGCGGATGCACCAAGGACTGTCATGCAGAGAAGAATCCATTGGAGAACGGTATTGATGAATCGCTCACCAAGAACAACAAGGAGGGATTCGGATGCGGATGCGGAAAGACGGGGTCGAACGTGGGTGGCGGTGTAGCCGCTACAGTCAATGATAACACAATTTTACAGAGCCGTGGAGGAAACAGGTACTAGAAGACATTGTAATGATGTATAGAGGTACATAGCCGTACAACTCGTCAAAAATACAACCAACATCAGTGGTTATATTTTTGTAAAATAGGAAGAAGAAGAAGAAGTAATTGTTCTCAATACATTTAGGGGAACAAAACGTTACATTTTGTACACTTTGTTACCTGTTTCACATATGTCTTATCCTCTTCACTACGAGACATTAACATACTATCGGTGTAGATATGTTTACAATCTGATCGCAGGATGCCGACGATAATATCGCTCAGTTCGGTCATTCTAATGGCCTGCTTGGCGTAGTTGTTCTGCTTTGATGCGCTAGACTGGAAACGCATCTTGGCCATATCCGTCACAGCAAGTACCTCTTGGTACATCGTGATCGATACGTCGTCCAGATACACAGCTTTGTGCGGCTCATTGGTCAGTTTAACGCGCTCATGAGTCATTTGATCGGTGTTCATGTAGTATATACCCTTATTGATATAATACATTATATATATGCAGCTGTTTATACTGTTATATCATATGATTACTAACGTCTTTTTTGCAAGCGCCTCTTAGTTCGTGTCTTTCTCTTCCTTTTCTTCTGCGTCCTCTTTCTCGGTCTACACTTCCCTCTGCGACGCGTCCGCCTCCGTCCGCCTCCGCCCATACTGGAAAGATTGTGAAAAGTTTTGGTTCGTCTGAGGGTGGGTTGTGGGTTTGTACTAGTGTTATCGCCACTACTCCATTTCCATGTGTTGTCTGGACCTGTATTGTTTTCATCATCGGAATCGTCCCAATCACTTCCCAGTATCGCCTCTATACACTGTTTGAAATCTTTTTTACCTCCACTGTTCAAATACACTTGTTCGGTACATTCTAAATACTGGTTGATTTCGTTTTCATTTGCCCTATTCAAATATAGTTGTTTGATACCTTCTACACCGACCCCAATCGTATCCAATCTACTTAAAATCAATCTACGTCTATCCTCATCGGATAGAGGAGTATATTTAATGTCACGAATTGTATCGAACGTGGATATTGAAGGTGTCTTGCGACGCGTCTTATGGTTGTTAACTGGAATATGGTATGTATTTTTCGACGACATTTGTTAATAATATAATAGCTGGACAAAAAAAAATAACGACACATATATGCGCATCGATATTTTTTATTTTTTTTTATTTTTTTCATACACTCACTCACTACACATACATCCCCTGTGCGACCCATACCTTATCCTCGCGTTTGATCATCTTATCCACCACCTCCGAGGTGACAGTGAATGGGAAGCTCACTTCAATGGGCATATCCGCAGAGAACAGGTTGGTGCCAGGTTTGGTCAGACGATACAGATTCAACTTCGTATAGATGACTTCCAAGCACCGCTTCAAGTTTCGGATACCGTCTTCCTTGTCGCAATACTTCTCAATCATGTGATGAATCGTGGCATCAGGAATAATGATGTCTTCCTCCTTGAACAGAATCTGCTCACGAATCTTAGGAATCACATAGCCTTTGGAGATGATCGTCTTCTGTTTGGCGTCGTAGCCTTTGGTCTGGATACGATACATTCTGTCCAACAGAATGGGATTCACCTTGCTCTCGTCGTTGTAGCTGAAGATGAACAGACACTTACTCAAGTCAAAATCAATATCCGAGAAGTATTTATCGTGATACTGATTGTTCTGCGCCGTATCCGTCAGATGGGTCAGAATACCCGCAATCTCATCGCCCTTAGGTGTATCGCTCAACTTGTCCAACTCGTCAAAGTAGATGACTGGGTTCATGCATTTGCTATCCAGGATAATCTGAACAATCTTGCCCCACACACTGCCCTCATATGTATAGGAATGTCCCTCTAGGAAACTACTATCCGTGGCGCCACCGAGAGCGATGAACGCGAAGGGGCGGTCTAGAATCTTGCTGATACCCTCCTTGACCAAACTGGTCTTACCTGTGCCCATGGGACCCTTTATGGCGATGGCCGTGCCGATGGATTGTGGGTTCGTAATCAACTGACCCAACATCTGCATAATCTGCATCTTGGCGTCGTCCAATCCATACACAGCTGTGTCCAGTGTTTTCTGAGCGTTCTCCAAGAAGTCGTGACACTTATCCACACCATCGGACATGGTCACGGGAAGCGTGCGATACACGTTGAATGGGATGCGCATGAAGGTATCCACCCAGTTCTTGATCTTGTAGAACTCACCACTACCAGGCTCCATATACTTGAGTGAGTTGAGTTTCTTGAGTGCGATGGATTTAAATACGTGAGGGATTTCCGCCTGCAGAATACTGATGCGGTAAGGTGCATCAATCTGGGAAACCTTATTTACCTCACGTGCCTCTTTGATGAGTTTCACTTGCATGTCTTGATCAAGACCTTCAAAGAACGTATAGTCGTTCCCAGTGTTCTTGTCGCGCAACATTCGCTTGAAGATACGACCGTTCTTGTCCTTCTGCTTCTGCGACTTGCGTTCGGATTGGCGTTCAGACTTCTCCAGTTTGGACTGATAATGATCAATGCCCATCTCCATGGACTCGTTCAGAAGCTTGCTGCCTGGATTCTCCTCGCGTAACTTCTTGAGCGCCAAGAACAATGCACTGTCGGTGGATTTGGTTGTCTTCGTGGATTTGGTAACTACAGTTGTAGCATCGGTAGTAGTAGAAGCATCATCAGTCACAGTAGTAGGTTCAACAATGGCAACGTTCTTGCCTTTGCCTTTGCCTTTGCCTTTGCCTTTGGAACGTGTCACCACAATCTCCTCCTCCTCCTCCTCTTCTTCTTCTTCTTCAGCCTCGTCGTCGCTATCCTCTTCCCCTGATTCTTCCTCTGAGGAATCGGACGCACTGCTCACGCTCTCGTCCTCGTCTTCGGTGCTCATGTCTTCATACTCGTCGGAATATTCATCTTCATTCTCGTAGTCCTCGTCCTCGTCTTCATCGGCATACATTTCATGCTTGCCGCCACCACCTACAGTGAAGATGATGTTGAGTTTGTTTCCCGACCCCCCTGCTGCACGGGAAAGAGTATTGCCCTTCTTTCCTTTTCCCTTAGCGATCTCCTCCATTTCTTCCTCCTCTTCATCGCTCTCTTCCTCCACGATGATCTTGGACTTGGACTTAGACTTAGACTTAGACTTGGGAGATTTGATGACTTCCTCTTCTTCCTCTTCTTCCTCTTCTTCCTCAGATGATTCGGGTTCGGCGAGCAGAAGCCTCTTCAGCTTCGCACCCGCCTTCGCCTTCGCAATGGAGTGCTTGGATGGGAACATTTTGGAAAGGAACTTGTGGTACTCTACGGAGTCCATCTCGGCATCCTCTTGATCCTCATCGATGGAATCGGAGTCCTCATCTTCCTCAGATGATTCGGGGTCGGCGGATGCGCGGCGCTTACCGAGACCCGTCTTCCTATCCTTGGCCTTAGCCTTAGCGGCAGCGGTTTTAAGAGTGGATTTGGTGTTGGTGATTGGCATGTTTTAAACTGATTGTATCAGGTGACGTTAATATGCCTCCACATATCTCTCTATATTACATTCAATTCTTTGGGGAGCTGTTAGGTTATGTTTAGCCTACTCACGTACATCATACAACCATCGGAAGATGATTTAATACGTATACTTGTATACACATATCATAACAACACATGAAAGAAGACAACCGTTGTGACACCCACAAACAACAGTACCGAGATAATTACATATTGTCTCCATGCAGAGCCAAGTGTAAATTGTGCAAGAAAAAAAGAGTAAATGGTTTCAGTAACCCTGACCATGTATGCAATCCATTTGGATATCTTTACCTGTTTCCAGTCATATGCGATCCGTGTGCGACCGAAACAAAAAAATGTATCTGGTGCGACCAATAACCCACCTATCTACTTCTATGCCGATTCATCCACACCTGGTAATCATAATGAGACATGCACTTGCCCGTTAACGGGTGCTCGTATTCACAGTCCATGGGACCCGTGTGTGCAAACGCAACATTCGACCACGCCTCCTTGTAGTTTCTGTTATTTTTTTCGGCTATTGTTAGCCGCACTGGAGTCGTATGCGTGTTCGTATGCATACGAAACTGATGAGATTTTGAACGTTTGTCCATGTAGTACTTGTACATATTAGGGGATTATATATTATACATTTGTTCATTGCTTCATAATAAGCACTAAACAAAATTGAACTAAGGTTACAGTTTAAATATACAAGCATATACCATAGTAGACCATGTCTGTACTTCAAGTTCCTTCCAAAATCCTGGGGATCCAGTTCTCCATCCTCTCACCCGAGGAAATAAGAGCAAGTTCTGTCGCAGAGATCACCTCACGAGACACGTACGTGAACAACAAGCCCGTCATCGGCGGTCTCTTTGATCCGCGCATGGGCGTGCTCGAACCAGGACTCAAGTGTCTCACAGATGGCTTGGACTATTTGGAAACACCTGGTTATTTTGGACACATCGAGCTGGCGAAACCAGTATACTACATCCAGTATCTCACGTCCATCATCAAAATCTTGCGCTGCGTCTGCTTCAAATGTAGCAAACTCCTTATCTCCAAGGACACGCACTCCAACGCTCTCGCCTACATGGACGACGCTCGGTGGAAATACGTGTTCGCCCTCGCGAGCAAGGTTAAACGTTGCGGTGACGAAACAGACAGTGGCTGCGGCTGCATGCAGCCCAAGAAGATCCAGAAGGAAGGTCTAGCAACCATCGTTGCCGAGTGGAAACAGGGCGATAGTCCAGCTATTACCATCAAGCTCACTCCAGAAATGGTGCTCAAAATATTCAAACGCATCTCCGACGAAGACGTCGCCTTCATGGGTTTTAGTCCAAAGTGGTCGCGCCCCGACTGGATGGTGTGCCAAGTCCTCGCCGTCCCGCCACCCGCCGTCCGCCCTTCGGTGAAGCACGACGCGCAACAGCGCAGCGAGGACGATCTCACGCATATCTACTGTAACATCATCAAGACCAACAAGACCTTGCAGGAGAAGATAGACAACAACGCCGCTGGAAACGTCATAGAGGACTGGACCACTGTGCTGCAATACTATGTAGCCACACAGGTGGATAACAAGATCCCTGGCGTCGCCTCCGTCGCCCAGCGCTCGGGCCGTCCGCTAAAATCCATCAAAGACCGACTCAACGGCAAGGGTGGCCGCATGCGCGGAAATCTCATGGCCAAGCGCGTAGACTTTAGCGCGCGATCCGTCATCACGGCCGATCCCAATATATCCATTCGCGAGCTAGGAATCCCGATGAAAATCGCGAAGAACCTCACCAAGCCCGTGCGGGTGAACGACCGCAACCGCGACTTCTTGCGCACCCTTGTGCTCAATGGACCCGACGTATATCCTGGAGCCAAGATCCTGGAGAAGAAGAACGGCGATTCCATCACCTTGCGCTACAAGGACAAGGCGTCGCTCGCGATTGAAAACATAGAGAATGGCGACATCGTCCATCGTCACATGATGGACGGCGATCCCATCTTGTTCAACAGGCAGCCCACGCTGCACAGAATGAGCATGATGTGCCATATCGCAAAGGTGATGAGTTGTGGTGACACGTTTAGACTAAACGTTGCTGCGACCAAACCTTACAA